AGCTGCATAATCCCCAATATGGAATGGGTAAAAGTTCATTTTCAGTCCTCTTTTATAAGATCAGGTCTGAGCATTTCTTTTGTTAAACGACCTTCAGAAAGGTCTATCAAAGTCTTAATATGTTTGGCAGGAATACGCTCTCTTGCAACCCATTGATAAATTGCTGATTCTCGAACCCCTAATTTGCTTGCAATACTGGCTAATGAGCCAAATTCGATCTGTAAATGCTTAAATTGATTCATAAATCCCCCTTTTGTCGTAACTTTATCATACTTTGATAAGAAAACAACAATAATTTAATTAGGGAAAGTCCTAATACAAATATTTGACATTTATCCAAAAAGTGGGTTATAGTTCAATCATGCAGTAAATTTTTTAAACAAGTGATGAAGGAGAAAGTGATGAAAAAAGCAATTTTTGAATGGATCGGGGTAATCATTCTTGGAATCATCTTAGGCGCGATGTTCGCTTGGGGGTTTTAATCATGGGAATGAGCCGACACGATGCCTACTACGAGCCTGAGGACTACGATGATCGCACAGACGAAATCGAAGAACGCACCTGGCAATTAATGAAAAAAGAATACAACCCAAAGACTTCATCAGCAATTGCAGAAGCGCTGAGCGAATTAGACGTTGATACCGCGCAAGCCCTTCAAGACGCGATCGATACCGGTGATTATGAGCAAATTGGCAGAAAAATCATGGCCATTTCTTTTGATTACCAAGAATCACTAGCCAAGCAAGTTGCTGAGTTTGAAATTAACGATTAAGGAAAACCATGAAAGTCTATCAAGCAATTAACGCAGTTCAAGCCGAATTAGCAAAAGTCGGTATCACCAAAAGCCGAACCAACCAACAAGGCGCATCTTACAAATTTAGGGGGATTGACGATGTTTTCAACACAGTCAGCCCTTTAATGGCAGAGCATGGCCTTTGTATCCTTCCAAGGGTTTTGACAAGGGAATGCGTAGAACGCCAAACCAAAGCTGGGGGAGCAATTTTCTACGTTACAGTTGAAGTAGAGTTTGATTTTGTATCGGCAGAGGATGGTTCAAAACACACCGTCAAGACCTTTGGTGAAGCGATGGATACATCGGACAAAGCAACCAACAAAGCAATGTCAGCAGCCTACAAATACGCAGCATTGCAGGCTTTTGCGATTCCAACCGAGGGTGACAATGACGCAGACTTGCATACCCATGAAGTTGCGCCAAAAGCTAAGCCAGCAACGGTTCAAAAAACCCCATTGTCAGAAAATCAAGTTTCAGACTTTGTAATTTCAATAATGGATAGCGACACGCTCGATGCTTTAAAGATTAATCACGCAACCGCTTATAAGCTAGCTTTTGCACAAAATGATACCTCCGCGATCAAGAAAATTGATAGCGCAAAGGACATTCGCAAAGGCGAATTGATGGCCACTTAATCATAAGGATTAAAAATGACCGATCTAACCCTTTATACAATTGCTGACCAATATTTGCAAGATCTTCAAAAGTTGCAAGATATGGATTTGGACGAGCAAACTTTTGCTGATACTTTGGAAAGCCTATCCGGTGATTTAGAAGTGAAAGCAACCAACGTGGCCATGTTTGTCCGCAACCTAGAGGCAAGCGCAGAATCCATCAAAGCAGCAGAAAAACAAATGGCAGAGCGCAGAAAAGCCATCGAAGCCAAAGCCGAAAGGATCAGAAATTATCTTAAAGACAACATGGCGCGGACAGGAATCACTAAGATTGATTGCCCATACTTCGCGCTTAGTTTGCGCAATAGCCCACCAGCAGTTGAAGTAATCAATGCCGATGAGATTCCAGCGCAATACTTTGATATTCCTGAACCCCCAGCTCCAGTTTTAAACAAAAATCGCTTAAAAGATGACCTTAAAAATGGGGTTATTGTTGAAGGCGCTCGATTAACCCAAGGCAGTTATCTTCAAATCAAATAAGGAAAAAATATTATGGCAATTCGTTGGTACATTGATGCTGCAGTTTCAGAATTCGAAGGCAATGATGGCAAAAACAAAAGACGCTATCAGACCATTGGGGTTGTTGTTGAGACACGTCACGGCCTTATGCTTAGCCTTGAATCAATCCCATTGTTAGGGCTTAAAAATGGCAAATTGTTGGCATTTTTAAACGAACCAGGCGAAAAGAATGCTGATCAAAATCAGCAAACTCCAGCACCCGAATCAAATCTTGATGACATTCCATTTTAGGAGAATACGATGAATTTCAATACTCAAAACGACAATATCTTGGCTTATTCAAAGAAAAAATATATTAGCGGATTAGTGGCTTTGGAATTATTTGGTTGCATTCACTTACCGCGCAGAATCCTTGATTTAAAGGAAAAAGGTTATCAGTTCCACGATCGGTGGGTGAAAAAAAACAATAAACGCTTCAAAGAATATCGTTGCATCGGGAGAACCGTATGAGGGATTATTCTGAAGTGCTTATTGAGCTAGACGCGCAAATCAAAAAAATGCACGTTTGTAGCTTAAAAGAAGATTGGAAAGGGGCAAGCAAAGAAGCAGCGCAAGCCCATACCCTGACCAATGAATTAGCAGTAATTTTTAGAACCCTGAAAGGAAAGAAAAATGGCAATTAACCTCGTACTTGAGAATGATGAATTTAATTTTGTAGTTGGCTTGGTAGGGAAAGAACCATTTAATAACGTGGCCGGCTTAATGGGCAAATTGATCCAACAAGCCCAAGCGCAACAAATGGCACAAGCACCAGTAGCGCCACCCGCACCAGCGACACCTCCTGCACCTGGCGATCAAACTGGTTTAACAGAGCAAAACGTACAGTAATCATGCCAAGACTTCGCCATGAAACTTATACGTTGATGGATGAAATTATGTCCAGTCCGACTTACCCCATATCCGAGGACAGAAGAACTTATCAGCTTACTTTGCTATATCAAGCATTGGCAGCTTTAAAACTAGATCCTCAACCGACTAAGTACGATTGGCAAGTCTGCTCTGATTGCGTCAATTTGATGGAAACCCTGATTCTTGAGATGAAAGTCTGCCAGGATCAGGACAACCTACTTAATGACGCAACAATGGCCTTGGTTAGAGCAGGAAAGCGCAAAAAAGATGGAAACAATATCAGACTAGATGCCGAAGGAATAAAAGCCCTACAAGCGCTTTTTGAGGACTATGCTGAACTTGTGGCCATCTTGCCCGAGCGCGTAATGGTGAAGTGCTTTCGATTAACAGAAAAGCGCATTCAAGACCTTAGAAAAGGCAAAAAGAAAGCGCATGACATAGAGATCATGGAATTATGAATAAAGACACTTTAAGAGATCTTTTTACATATAAAGATGGAAAACTTTATTGGTCAAAAAGTCTTAGTAGAAATGTAAAAATAGGATCATTAGCTGGATCGTTAAATGGTGCAGGATATATTCATACTCAAATAAATGGGAAAAGATATGCAAACCATAGATTGATTTTTATGTATCACTACGGTTATTTTCCTAAAATTATTGATCATATTGATGGCAATACCATAAACAATAATATAGAAAATTTAAGAGAAGCAAATCAATCTCAAAATTTATGCAATTCAAAATTATCAACAAGAAATACAAGTGGAATTAAAGGAGTATCTTTTCATAAAAAATTAAAAAAATGGTATGTAAAACTAAATGTTGATGGAAAAAATAAATTTTTTGGGTATTACAAAGACATTGATTACGCAAAATTTATATCAGATGCAATGAGACATAAATATCACAAGGAATTCGCAAAATGACCAAGAATGACCGTAGCCTTTTAAAACAAATGATTGAAGCTGGACTATTTAATTTTGATATTTATGAGCTTTTGGTTGAGCAAAATGCCATCAATGCCAAAGAATCAATTAAGAAAATGGGTGAAAAATGGTGTTGTCATCCAGCAAATAAAGTAAAAAGACTTGAGATGCCTTTGCCGATCTTAAGCGACATGAGAGCGAGCAAGATCCTAAAAACACGCAAATAGGAGCAAATTATGACCACTTTTATGCTTTCTGAGTTAGGATGCAATGGTGACTGTCATCAAGGAAGATTGCCTTGCACTTGTCAAGAATCTGTCCCTTTTGTTGGCAAAATCAATGAACTAGATAAAATGAACGAGGGAATAGTTAAGCAGGCGCAACAGGATGGCATAAGCGAGAATTTTTCCTGCTTTCATAATCGCGAGAAGTAATGCCCAAATGTTTATTCCCACCTGGAGATATTTATGAGCAAACCACCAAAACGCGATGAAAGACGCAAAGCAAGAGAAAATAAACGCTATCCGTTTAAATTGATTCCTGTTTTGTTTCTTTCAGGATGTAGTTTGATGATCGGCAATTATGATCCGCTTGAATATGGGCTGGTCAATAGAATAAGAACCGAAGCGCAAGTCTCAGATTGCTCAAAACAAAGCACTTACGTCATATATGTAAGCGCTTTAGAATTGAAAAATTACAGTCAATATTTGCCAAATAATGATCAAGAGATTGCGCTGGTCGATGATCTTTATAAAATAGTTGATCAGCTTTATACGTTCAAAAGCCCTAGCGAAGCATATTGCAAGGCCAAATTAAACATAATCGAAACTACTGCTGAGCGAATCCAGCAAACAACAGGGAATAAACCAAGATGAATATCAATGAATTATGGGGTGAGGCAAAAGGATATAAGTCTCAATTAGATTCAGGCGCGTTAACTTCTGCTGAATTTAAAGATCTGATTAGTAGCCTTGGGATTGCATCAAAGATCAAAGAAAATGCCGATGAATTTGACAAAAATATTCAGATTCGCGGGTATTTAATTGATTTATTGAATTTTGCAGAAACTATTTCGAGCCTCTGATTCGGCAGATATTCTGCATTCTTTCGTAATCTTCGCGACACCATACATCGCAAAATCTTCGATCGGCAAGTCTTGCATTGCAGGAAAGACAAAATCCTGTAGTTTTTAAAGGTTGCCGATCCCTTACTTTCTTTATTGCCATTTGCCGATGCAATTCCTCTGCATCCGAGGCATCGTCAAAAATGTCGCTCATGCCAATTTTGAAATAAACATTGCAGCCTCTGCTTCTCTGCGTTTTAACAAGCCAGCCATATGATGACCAGCAGCCATATCCCATTTAATGAACTCATGCGATGCGCCTTCATAATCGCTAGCATTTAACTTTTTCATAAGAGTTGATGAGTCTAAATTGCGACATCCACAATTGAATGCGAAGTCCACAAGCGCGTCAAATTCTTCTTGGGTTAGCTCTACATGAACTACTGCGTTCACGTTCGCCTCGGCTTGTTTAATGTCTTGGGCAAGGTATTGCTCTGCTTGTTCTTGGGTGATTTCTAGGCCTTCTATGACCTCAGGCCCTGTATGACCATAACCAATAGTCCAAGGATCACCGCCACTACCAGGATCAGGATAAGCCACAAGCCTGCATCCTTCAAAACGCTCAGTAAGGTGTAGTCCATCTTTTGAATACTCCATTATTTCACCGTCAAATCGTTATATTTATCAATTACTTCGTTTCGCTCAATTTCTGTGGTTGCGCACGATTTTGCAAATCCGATAAGAAATTCTGCATCTGGCTCAAGTAATCTGAGTCCTTCCTTTGGTATTGCAATGGAGGAGGATTCGTTTCCGGAGGAGTTATGGTCGTGCAACCCGATACCGCGATACTGATTAAGGAGCAACTCATAATGAGTTTGAAGAGCATCTTTTTCATTTTGGGCTTTCTGAGTGTCTTGGGCTTGTTTGTTGATGATCTCGGTTTGATTTTTAAGGGCTTGGGTTACTGCTTCGGTTTTTGCTTTCTCTATCGATGAATAATCAATTTCATGCGTAATGTATGCACTTCCCAAAGATATGCATAGCAAGATGGCAATTTTTATGTATGTTGATAAAAACATTATTTCACCGTCATTTCTTGCATTTTTTCTTGAGTACGACCATAAGCAGTAATTCCAAGGATTGCACCCATTGAAAGGTGAAAGAATCCAGCGCCTTGCAATGTCAAAGGATTCCATTGATTTTGGACAACTCCTTTGCCAAATACTTGCACCAAAGACCAAAATATCGGAGCAATCATAAAATCAAATATGCAAACCGACATATACATCCAAGCCATTGCTGGACGCCATTTTGTATTAAGCCAATTTTGATTGTTATCAGCAACAATCACTTTTTCTGATTCAGATGACTCTGAAATATTAGCTTCTTCAATCATTTTTTTGTAGTAATGCTATCCGAGCCTTTGGTCACTGTGACTTTATCTCCATCCACAGTCACCGACATTGGAGGTTCTTTATCGGCAAGATGATCTAGACGTTGAATAAGTTGCTGAATGACCGCAAACTCGGGCTTTTCTTCTTTTTCAGTAGTGCCTGAAACCGCATTCATCATATTAATAATGGCCATGATTGCACCGCCAGCCATACCAATAACTGCAGCAATCTTTGATGAATCTAAAAAAATACTAGCTGCAACGCTTATAACAATAATTGCAGTTATGTAAGCCAATCCATGTTGACCAATTGATTTGCCAGCGACTTCTTTTGCGCTATCTTGATCTGCCATATTATCCTCTTGGGGAAATCCAGCCATGACCGGCAGCCCATAAATAAACAAGCCCAACCAATCCAACAGAAAGAAGGCCATTTAATGTCCATTTTCCGAATTTAGAAAACTGACTGTCAAGCCATTCTTGCAATGCTTCTTTGATGGCTTCTTTTTGTATTTTTGGATCTAAATCAGACATAAATTTTCCTATTCAAAAACTCTATAAGTTCCACTAACAACCAACATATCTCCAGTAGCCCATGTAAACGGAGTAGAAGGGCCTAAGAATAAATTTCCATAAGGGAAAATTATGTATCCACTAACAATATAGGCTTGGAAAGAATACCAAGTTGATGTTGCTGAATGAAAACCTAATCCGGTAACTGGTGTATAGCTTGTGCTTGTAGGATATGGAACGCTAAAACCAGCTCCTGAACCCATTACAGAAGTTGATCCAAAAGTGAAATTAATTTGGAAAGTTAAAGCATTTCCATTCAATGTATATTGAGCAGATAATGTTCCATTACCTAATGAAGATCCACTACCAGCAAATTGAGGAGTCCAAGATCCAAAATAATCAGTTGGATATGTTTTTGGAGTAGAGCGAGCATCTGTATAGCTTACATTTTGACCAAGATATAAATATCCTGTTGCTCCTGACGAAACATTTACGCTAGTTGTAGCTCCATCAAAATTTTGACAATAAATATTTTGACCATCAACAACATTTAATCCGTATTGGGCATTGTATGAATGTATGCCATTGAAATAAAGATTGTCACAATAATTTGTATCTGTTTGACAAGCAATACCAGTTCCAGCAGAGCCAGGCGAATCATAAAAAAGATTAGTGATTTTGTGGCTAAAACAATTACGAGTAAATTCAAGACCAATTGAACCTTGTGATGGTTTGCACTCCAAAATGCAGCAAGTATCTCCACCGGCAAAATTCCATTGAGTGCCAGCAGCATTATTTGAAATTGCCCAGCAACTATGGAAAATTAAGTTAGAAACTTCTTCATAAACTCCATCTGGTACAGATTGTTTTTCATAAACATAAATACCGTAACTAGCATTAGCGCGAGTTTCAATACGATCATAATTGTGGTCAAACGAGCTAGAAATATACATACCGCAACCCGTTGCAGAGTTTGCAGTACCTTTCATATTAATTATGTAAATATCTGCAAAATAGCAACGCAATCCACAATTAATGATGGATAAACCATTACCTGTGCATCCATTAGATCCGTCAATAGTTAATTGATGAACTTGTCTAGCATCACCCCATGAGCTAAAAGTAGCTCCATGAACTGTAATGCAATCAAAAGTGCCTACTGGTTTAATTATTGTTGCATCTTTTCCAGCGCCTAACAAAGTCACATGATCGGGAATATTAATTGTAGAAAGTGTTTTGTAAACACCTGGTGGCATATAAATAATTCCACCATTTGACAATGAAGTAATTGCATTATTAATAGCAGAGGCGCTATCGTTTGCTCCTGTGTTATCTGCTCCAAAGTCAAGAACGGTTACAAAATCACGCAATCTACTTTGAACTGTTCGAGTGATTGCTCCTGTTCCACCTTCGGTATATCCAACAAGAGAAGATCCGCTTGATGAAGCTAAATTTGTTTCAAATACTTCAGATAATGGGGCATCTACTTGCTGATCCCAAATTAAATTATTATTAACATCAAATACTTGTTGACGATATGATCCAGTCCCATACGCAATACATTGACCATTTGCGTCTAATTGAATGGGATTTGTATTTAAATTAACACCAGCATCATCTTGATATGTATTTTTAAAAGTGGTCGTATTTGGAATATAGTAATAAACTTTTCCTGAAGCTAAGGGATTACCATTAGAATCAATAAATTGTTGTTTACCGTTTGGTAGAATTCCGTACATGATTGATACCCTCTTTCAGTTCATTCAAGCGCATCCTAAACCATGCGCATTTTTATTTGTTGCTTGTACCTATAACTTCATTATCAATTTCAAAAAAGCCTTTTTATTGGCGCTGAGAAACTGAATTTGTGCCTACCCCGATCATACTTGGA